TCCTTCTGACATACTAAATCCTGCTGTAAATATATTAGAGTCCATACTCCAGAAGTGTTTTCTACTAGATGGATAATAATGTAAGGTTTGTGGTCTTTTTGTTAGATCACTGTAAAATCTTAAATAATCACCATAATTAGCAAACTTAGCAGTATTCCAATCAGCAGGAAAATCTAAAGAACCATCTGTTGTTAATGTAAAATCTGTAGATAAATAAAACTTAGAATCATCTTCAGAAAAAAATACCCAGTATGTTATTCCATCAGGAGCTACCCATTTAGAAATGCTTTTAATATCTGTTGCACAAGTTGCTTTATCACCAAAAATAGTCCTGGTTTGGAATTTACCTGGAATATGTATATCAATATTTTTAAGTACAGTACACCCATCATTTCCTATCTGTTCTGAGTCTGCAAAGGTTCTTAAACCTCCATTTAAAGGAATATCTATAATCATCTAGCATTCAGTATGTTTATTTGAGTAATAGCACTGTCTCTAGCTCTACTTGCTCTATCTACTTTATTGTCCTCATACCATAATATGCTTTCTGCATAGTCTAATAAGATTGGATCAAGATTAGATCCTAAGTTATCAGTTGTGTCTAGTGTGATTGATGTACCTGTAGCTTGAAACACCAGAAACATCAACAAACTTATTGTTTGCTGAATTAGTTGCACCACTGATTAATAGTTTTTGACCTACTTGAAAACCAGTTGATATAAAATCTACTGAAGTGTCAGATGTTGATATAACATTTGAACTTGCAGTAAAAATAAATTTATTGCTAGTTATATTTATATGCTTGTAGGGTAATTTGTAGTAGTGTACCTTGAATTTTGTCCCTGTAACAGGACTATCACCACCTGTATTAGCTACTGATGGGGTTATATATATTTTATCATCATTTAAATAAGCAATAGGCATTGCTGTGGTTCCTTGAAAGTAACTTGAATCATTGTCAAGGAATGGGATAATATCAATGTATTTATTTACAGCATTATTCCCATTATATTGTGTACAGAAAATATTCTGAATACCATCTCTTAAAGGTCTTAGATTCCCATCACCAAATACATCACTAAAACTTTTAAAACCATTAGAATCTGCTGTACCAAATTCTATTATAGGAGTAACAGTCTCTAAGTGAGTTAAATATTTAAACTCAATTAAATTAGCAACAGCACTAGAGGCTTGATCTAAGGCTTGTTTTTTCTCTACAGCAGTGTAGTTAAGCTCAGATGGATCTTCTAATCTGTTACCTAAATGTGTTAATAATTCTGATGTTTTCATTTAACTCCTAATACCCTCCCCCTCAAAAAGAGGGAGAGGATATAGTTTATTTGATTAATAGATGTACATTGTTGTATCACTTAGTGAAACACCTAATGCATTGTCAACTGATCCATTTGCAGGAGCGCCATCAGTTACAACTCCTGAATTTGATATAGCTGAAACTAGTTCACCTGCTGTTCCACCACTAGCAACTGTTGCAAGTCCTTTTACAACTACAGTTACTTCTGCACCACTATCAGCATCAGCTTGAACAATGCCCCAATTACCCTGATGAGCAGTAACTTCAAGTGCTGACACTTTAGCTTTTAATACACCATTTTGATCATAGTATAATCCAACTGGGTATTTAGCTGTACAAGCACCATTAGCTATTGCCTTCACAGTATATGATTTAGTCATATCTGGTTTTGGAGGCTGAACATTGGTTCCCTCTATTAAAGGTTTATTTATTATCATTATTTACCTCCTTAATAGCCTGTAGGACCACCAACAATAACCCCTTGCATTCTTGGGTTGGTACAAACTAACTGTCCCATCCAAAAGAATTTGGCTACTCTGGCATCCTGGTTAACTGGTTTCTGAAATGCTTCAAAAGTGAAGTTTCTTTTGCTATGTGTTTTAAAGTCCAAGTATTTAGTATTTAAAAATAACATCATACCTGCTGGACAATGTGAATCCACAACAACACTTGCACCCTTAAATTTAAGAGCTTGGAATCCTGCATCTACTAATGTAGCATCACCATCAAATCTCTTATTAGGCTGTAATGCTGATTCATAAGCATCATAAATCTCTTGAGTTGTTACAATCATGTCTGGAGTATCATTATCAATTGTACAAGCACCATACATTTGTGTCATTTTCTTAACACCTTTTGCAACTGCACCAGTTGAAGTTGGTGCTATAAATTCATCCCAAGTCATTGCTGATGATGTGTTATCAGTTCCTAATGCAAATGATGCAAAATGAGAGTTCCACCATTGATATGTATCAGAATTAATTCCACCTAATAATCTATTATAACCAATAATAGAATTATCTACATTACCTGGTGCATGAAGTACAGTATTATCTGTAAAACTTTCAATTATACCACCACCACCTAATGCTGATGCATCACTAGCTGTATAATCTCCATCTGCCACAGCACCAGTTCCTACCAATGAAGTAATATCATTTGCACTTGGTTCTGCATTAGCAAATAATTTATCTCCAAAAAGGTCTTTAAGAGATTTCTCAGCATTCTTCATTTTACTTTTAAGTAAACTAAGAACTTGTGAGTCACCTGCATTTTTTAATTCCTCTTCACCAGAGATAGTTACAGTTGCATATGCTTGTTTCCAATTCCACTCTGCTGATGTGATAGGATCACTTGGTGTAGTATCCAATACATCATATCCAGAATAAAATCCTTGTGCTGAATTTTTACCATATTCCAATGGAGTAATAATTTTTTTTCCACCATCTAACTTCTCAGCATTCTTTAATAACTTAAAAGTTAAGACATTGGAATTAAATATATTATCCACCATAACAGGTAAAAACTTCTCTTTTGTAATAGCTGATAAGCTATCATAATTAAGGCTCATTTTTTTCCTTTCATAGGGTTAACTAATGAGAGTTGGAGTAAACCTTAAATATTTAAGCTAAATATAGTTTTACTGAAAATATTTAGCTATATCAGGATTATCCAATGTTATATCCCTATAATCTTTAGGTTTGAATGGTGTTGTGTTTTGTTTTGCACCTATTTCAGACTTATCAATTATCTTTGATTGGGATCTCTCTTTATTTTCTTCCATTTTTTTATAGTGGGATAATCTTTCAGTGAGCTTATCATGACTCCATAGCTTAAATCCTACATCCAGGTCCAAGATTTCATTATCATCTACAAATTCTAAGAATTCCATAGAATTACCATCTTTAAACATATCTGAATTGTTTTTAATTATGTTATCAAGTTGAGACTCTAACACTTGTACATTTTTATCAACTTCCAAATTACTCAATCTCTCATCTATATCATTTAAATGATTATTTTGAGGTTCTTCTTGAGGTTCTTCAGTTTCTTGTTCAAGTGCTTTTTGAAGTTGGAGATTGTTCCATTCTTCAGGATTTTCAAAGAAATAATCTTTTATATACTCCTGTAATGCAGGATCTTTCTCAAACTTTTGAGAGAACTTATTCCACTTTGATAGTTCCTGTGCTTTTTGGGTATTGGATTTCTGCCAGTCATCTTTATTTTTGCTGTCTTGCATCCATCCATAAATATCCTCTGCTGAATATTCATTCCCTTCAAACTCAAAAACCATCTCAGAATCATCTGTATCATCTTCTACAGACTCTACCTCTTGTGATTCTGTGCTGACAGATTCCTCTGTCTTAACTTCCTCCTGAGTTGCTTCTGGTGAAGGCTCTTTGGATTCTGTTTCTGTGCTTAAAGATGCCATCTCTTCAGCACTTATTTCTACATCTCTGTAGTTATCTACCATTCTAGACTCCTTTGGTTGGTCTATCTGTTATATAAAGGTTTGGCATTTTGTTTCTTGGCAATGCCTTTTAATTTTTCTTTTTTAGCCATATCCTGGATTTTAGGATCATTAGACTGAAATGCACTTTCAATACATTCTTTGTTTACAGTACCATAACCATTCATTTTACACCAATCATTCAGGTTGCTGATTGCCATATCCCATCATCTCCCTTAATCTTAGTTGTGCATCCATGATTTCATCTTCATTAGTTGAAGTTTGAAGTATCTCCTGATCTTTAGCCATTTGCTCTTTAGCCATTCTTTTTTGTTCAATTATTTCCTCCAATATATCACCTGAAATATCTTTATTATGCCATCTCCAAAACTGTTCTGGAGTTATAACACCTAGTTTGAGATAGTCAATTGCTTGATCAATTCTAGAGGCTCTTGACTCAGGCATTGTACTACCAGGAACATATTTAAAATCCATATCAGCATCAATGTCATATGGGTTGTACTCATTAAATGAATACTGTCCATCTTCCACAGTTCTAATAGAAATAGTGTCAGTAAAGTTGTATTTAATAATATGAAGAGCATATTTATACATATCAATAACTGCATCTGTACCTACTTCCCTCTCTTTAACTCTTATAATTTGTTGTGATGCCTCCTGTAACTGCTGAATAGCTCTGGATGCAGTAACTCCAGTAGGTCTTCTACCCTGTGTAATGTCATGTACTCCTGACACTGTATCTTGTAGTGTTAACATTTGTTGTACAAGATTTAGTGATGATGTATTAAATCCCACAGGAGATAATCTGTCTGGTTTTTCATGTGGACCATTAGTCCAAAATATTTGTCCTGGTTTATCAGTAGGTCTATTACCATGTGTCTTAGCCATAGATTTAGGCAGTACCCATGCAGGATTTCCATGCATAATTAAATTATCTACTGTTTGGGACATTGCTATTGCTGTACCTATTGCTAATGGTTCAATAATTTCTGGCTCACCCTTACCCCATATTGAATGATCATCCCCATAGTTTTTAAACATACATAAAGGAATGAATGGATAAGGACTAGGAATATGTTGAAGAAGAACATCACCACAATAAGTTGCAAGATATAAATCATCTCCATCATAATACCAACACTCCTTCAATAATGCTTGTCCACCACCATAATCACTATCTGCTGATGTGCTTATAGGTGATTTTTCCATGTAATTTGTCTCAGCACCAGTTGTATCAGTTAATTGGGTTATGTTATCATCTTCTTTTTGTTGGTGTATAAATGACCTGTATTCATCTAACTTACCTTCTGGCTTTACTTCTTTGCCATATTTGGCTTTTATTTCATCTACATATGTAGGTGTAGCAAAGGTTACACACTTTGCATTTTCAATATTGTTTGCTAGTGGATCAAAAAATACAGTATAAATATCAGGATTAGTAATAACAAGTTTACCATTATTATCACTTACTTTTAAAAATCCATTACCATAAATCAAACCATCCCTTTTCATACCATTGACTGCTCTCCAAGCCTTAGACTCATCAAACTGTGCATCTAGTATTTCTCTAGCCATTGAAACAGATCCAAGCTGAGATTCTCTTTTAGGCATAATATCAACAACTGGTTTTCTATCTGTGAGTATAGAATAAATAGTTTCTACAATACTAAATGGTGTAGGGACTTCAATTCTAGATTTGTATTTAGGAAGGTTAAAAGGAGCTAAGATCTTTCCAGAATATAGCTCCTCATTTCTCCTCCATCTACCTGGCTTATGTTGTCTGGCTTTTTTAGCCTCATCAAACATAGCATCTAGCTTTTTGATAAGATCACTTTTCAAGCTGTATCTCTTTTAGTATTTCTAGCTTTCCTATTCTCTTATGATACTCAGCCTCTATTTGCTTGAGTTCATTCTCTATGTTAGCTATCTTATCTTCTATTGTAGGTACTGGTTGTTCTATTGGTTTAGTCTTTGCCATTTATTTCTTTCTTACTATTTTTTTGATTTTACCATTATGTGTTCTTGCAAATGTATGTTTCTTTGTTTTTCTAATAAGGGTTCCATAATACCTTTTGCCTCCCCACATCCAACTAACTTTTTTAGCCAACTGTCTCTCCCAATCCTTTATCTTCCATACTTTCATATGTGTCAACAATTGGTTTTTCTCTTTTATCAATATTGGCTTTTAAATATGCAGATATATCTGTTTTTATAGTGTCTTTTGTTGCATCCTCACTTATACTATCATCAGACCAATCATAATAATTACCATCTGCATCTGTTACACCTATTATCATTGAGCTGTAAACTCCATCTTTCATATGTTTTTCTAATCTAACTATAGTACAAGCATCAGCTTGTTCTTGTGTAAATAGTGCCATTTTTATCCTTTATTTTTATGCATTATCACTTCTTGAAATTTCAAACCAATTACCACCTGAATACATTAATGTAATAGTATCATTACCTGTAGTCATTTGAAAATCACCTGCTAATCTTAGATTTCCTGAAAAACTACCTGCATTGTCTCTAATATGAACATCTTTGTCATTTGATGTTTGCCTTAAAACTAATATAGCACCATCAACTCCACCATTTATGTTAATTAAATTAACATTAGCAAGTCCATCACCTGCACCATGACTAATTGTATGATGATTATGTGTTACTGTTATGCTACCCTCTGTATTATTATTAGATGTAATAGTGTTACCTGAATTATCTACTATATTTATAGATGCTGAACCAAAACTAGAAATAATACCTTCTACCTCAAGTTTTGATGCAGGTTCAGAGGTACCAATACCTACATTACCAGTTGTTCTTTTAATAACAAATGCATTTGATTTTTCTTTAGTATCTATCTTAAATTTGTTTTCATCACCATCATATCTTAAATTTATTTGTTCATCATCAAACTGACCTTCTCTAAATGATATTTTACCTGATTCAGTTTGATTACCTATTGGATTTTGTATTACAAGTGTTGGATCTGATGTTCCTGATATGTGGAGTAATTCTTTTGGAGAATCTTCTCCAATACCCACATTTCCAGTTCCCTTTATTCGGACATATTCTGTGTTTTTAGCTCCTAATATTAAATCAGCATCAACATGATCCCACTGATTTTTTAATACAAGATTATTAGTTGGATCCAAGCCAATTGAGGCATTAACACCACTATTATCTTGTGAAAATAATATCTCTGGATTATCATCTTCATTTTGATCATCAGTATCTGCTTCTAATTTTATCTTTACATCACCTGCACCTTTTAGATGTAATAGTTCTTGTGGATTTTGTACTCCAATACCTACTCTTTGAGTGTTATTCTTTACAACTAATACATCATTAAGAAATCTAAAGTCTGTACCTGTAAAATTTAAAGTAGCACCTGCACTTGTAATTGTTTGTGCATAAGGATTATATACTAAAGATTTAGTACTTGTATTATTGCAATTAAACAAACCTCCACTAATTTCTAACTTAGCATTTGGAGAATCAGTACCAATACCCACCCTGTTACTATTTTCATCAATTACAAGTGTATTAGAATCAAAATTTAATTTAGTTCCTGTTGTATCTAGAGCTATTTGTGTATTTGACATTTACTCCCCTTATTGGTAATTTAAACTGTTAAAATTAAAATCTCTTATTGTACCCTGAAGGTTATTACCTGATGAGTCTTGTAGTTGGTTTCCTGATGAATCTTGCAAGTTAACAGTAAATTTCTCTCTATAAGTATTATCATAACCCTTTTGTTTTTTAGCTAACTTCTTTAAAAGTTGCTTTTTAGTTAATTTCTTTTTCTTCTTTTTCTTATACAAAATTATATGTCCAATTCTCATCTTTCTCTGGCATCATGAGCTTTTCAATCTGCTTTTGCAAGATGGGTTTTTTATCTCTTGGTTTATTTGGAGCATCTATATGACTCAATGCATATCTAGTTGCATCCACTATATGATCTTCCAGGGTTGTGTCTATATCCTCTGGATTCTTTTCATCTCTCACCATTACTGGCAAAGTTCTAATCAAGTTGGGACAAGTCTTATCTATTATATAGAAATTAGGCATTGTGCCTTCTGTAAAATGCATCAACTGAGCCATGTTTCTCCATCCATTCACCCTATTGTTGTTTGCAGGTGTCATTACTGGTACCCCTGCATCAATCATGCTCTGAGCAATTGACTTGTCTGAGTACATACTTGTAGATGGAGACTTCCAACTCATTGGATTCCTGATCCACATAGATGGATCTGCCAGTGTCATATGTATGTCTTCACCCTGACTTTGGTTTATAACTTGTTCTGCCCATTCAACTGGATGTTTCTCTGTGCCATATAACTCTCTATAGCAGAATACTGTGTTGTCATGAGTAACTTGAATCCATATACAAGCAAAGGGATTTGCATAACCCCAATCCATTCCAATGTAATTTTTATTTATAGGATCACCATAACCCATTTGCTTTGCCTTATCTTCACTAATCACATGAATATTAGGGTGATACTCTACAAAATACTGACCTGCAAACACATTCCAATCTCCCATCCTCCAGGCACTTCTTAATGGCTCTGGCAATGAATCCAGGAATCTAATGTAATCAGGATCATTCTCTACAATTGTTGGATTGTCTTCTACTGTAGCAGGGATGAACATTCTATGTCTTCCAGATTGTGAGTCTTTAAATGGGGTTCTAGGTTCTGCTCTATCTATAAACCTAGTCTTTACCCATGCATGACCTTTACCACCTGGATTTGCTGTACAGAATATTCTTGGTTCTAAGCCCTGTACTGTACTCCTACAACTTGATAACAATTTCAAATAACTTAGCTCTTCAGGGATCTGTGTAAGCTCCTCTATGAGCATTCTCTGGTATTCATGACCTTGATACTTTGTGTATGCCTGGTCATCTTTTAAATGTCCACATCTAATTTCAGCACCAGAAGGGAATCTAATTACTGGAGGTTTCCCTGTGATAGTAGCATGAGGGTACATCCTTCTAGCTCTATCCACCCAGTCACTTAGATCTTCTGAGTTTTTTCTTATAACTAACCCTCTATATAATGGGTTGTCAGTATCAATAAGCAACCATGCTAATCCTGCATCAGTTTTACCTGTCAGCCCCCACCTCTGGCACCACCATATAACAGTTCATACACTCCCCTTATTTGAAGTGCAGTTGTTTGTGGACCAGGATGGGCTTTCCATATCTCCAATTATCTCTTTTTAGGTTTCTTTTTTAAAGGATTTGAATAAGATCCTTTTCTGTCATATTCTGAACTAAAAATTTTTCCTGCCTTAGAATCATACCATCTTGGATCTCCTGGTGTGATTGGGTTAGGTTTATTTAATTGCTTTCTATATGCTTTATTAAAATTCTTATCTTTTGCATCAGTCATATTAGTTCTTTTAAAACCATCTGATTGATACTGCATACTTCTTGGACTTGCTTTTTGAATTCTTTTCAATTCTGCTTCAGAGATTTTCATTCTCTTAGCTATTTTTCTTAATTTATCTTTCTTATTCATTTTAACCTTTTTGGCTGTACTACCTGTCCATCTATTGCCTTAGTAACATCTATTGGTGTGGGCAGTAATACATAGCCTGGATTAGTGTTCTCTACTTGTAATTCTTGGCTCTTCAAATCTGGTACAATCTTGTCAAGTATAATCTTTGCACAAGCTAATGCCTGTTTGTGTTCATTTTTTGTTCCCAGAGTTCCTGCCACTTTGTATAATTTTTTGACCATATTTCCATTGTGTTTGGATCTTTTTAATAAGTCAGCAACAGATTCACCTTTCTTTGGTCTCCCTTTTGGATTACCACTCTGTCCCTTAATCCATGATGTTTGATTCTTCATATGTTGCCTGTTAATTATGATCCTTTTTTCCATTTTTTAGATGGACTCTGAGTCTTGCTTGGACTCCATTTTACTTTGTTTGCCCAGTATGCAGGACTTGTCTTTCCCCTGGCAATATTCTTACCATGTCTGGATTTAAATGCCTCTCTCTGTCCTGCTGTTTGATTAGTCTTTACACCTGGTTGACCAAATCTGATAAGTTTGGGGTTCCCATTTTCTAATATTGCAACTGCATGAGATTTTGATCCATGACCAGGAGTTGCTTTAGGTTTATTAAATCCACTGAAACCATGTTTCTTTAAGAAATTTTTTTTCTTAGCTAGATTAGTAAGAACCTTTGACATTCTTCTTTTTCATTTTCATTTTTGGAACTTTACCTTTATAATTAGCCATCATTATTTCTGGTTCACTTGGTAAATCCTTCATTGACTTGCCTTCATATCTCATAGGTATTTTAGATCCTTTAGCCTTTGCAATGTTTTTAAGAACATCCTTCTTCTGGGTTTCAATTTCTTTCATACTATTCATAACCACACCACCAGTCTTTTTAGCATAAGCCTTTGCATCTGCTATTCCTTTTTTGGTGTATGGAAATTTCTTTAAGTCTTTTGGTCCTTTTTTTACAGTAGGCATTAGTTTAGTTCCTCAAATTCTTCATTATTGGGTTCTTCAGTTCTGTTTTCAGGCTCTTTGCCAAAGTTTGCAAGGTAGTTTGAGTATTGCTCCCAGTCATAGCCAGGAATCTCTGAGGTTGTTGAATCATAATTAGGAGCCTCTGGGGGTATAACAACTTCTAATGTCTTTTCAGAAGTTCTTACACCAAGTCTAAGACCTATATATAATGTTATAGCTCCAGTTATTATACCAGAGCAAAATATTAATAGTTCTCCCATGACTATACATTATAATCATTTGTCAATAGTGATTTAAGTTAATTCTGACTCACACTTTTGAAAAACCTCTTTTAATTTCAGTTTTTCAATAAATATTACTTGCATCATATGTTATCATATTGATAACTTATAGGAGTTAACAATTTAATTAAAAAGAGGATACACAAATGAGAGAAGAGATAATTGATACAATTAATAGCTTTGATAATGACACCTGTCTAGACATTGCAATGACATTTAACTTTATAACTAAAGAAGAATGTGATAGTGCATTAGATACTGGTGTACTGCCTTCAAAAGCTAAAAAAGGTTATATTAAAAAAAGAGCTTTAGCTGATGAAAATATTTCTGAATATGTATTACTTTACTAAAATTTAACAAACAAAAAAAAGAGAACACACAAATGAAATTAATAACAGAAAAAAAATGGAATTCAATAGCTGATTTTAATAAGTATGTAAATAAGGATGGTGATCATTTTATTACTAAATTTGTCCCAGAAAAAGGTACTTGTTTAATTCCTGTTGTTGTTGAAGGAAAACTTACAGAAAAGGTGTCAGATAAACAAAAAAGAAAAATTTACAAAAAAGCATTTGGTAAAGAGTATGATGAAAATAGACAACAAGTTGCATTACCTTTAGATATTGCTTACCAAGTAGCTTTATATAGATTAAAAAAATTAAAAGAAGGAAAACTTAACAAATTAGTTTTGGGTAAAAATCAAAAAAAGGCTTTAGCTTATTATGAAAGTGGTCATAATATGTGGTATGATAGAGGCTATTACTGGGATAACAGTACAACAATTATGGTTTATAATAAAAAATTAGCTACTCATGAGATTGAAAATGCTGTTGACATTGCAAGAGATAATCAAGAAGATGGTGATTGGGAGTATAAATCATTAAGTAGATTATTAGAGAGGATATAATGGATAATATAATTAAATTAAGTATAAATAAAGACATAGCAGATTGGGTAAATAATCATATATCTGTTTATTTAAAAGAAGAGTTAGAACATGGTTTTGAAATATTAGATCTATCAACTCAAAAGCCTAAAATAAAAATTTACAATAAAAAGTTAGCTTGTAATTCACTTAATATTGCTAAAAATGATTGTATTGAGACTAGTAATCTTAATGGTGCATTAATTTTTTTACGCTTAATTCAATCTATACAACATACTGAGCAAATATATGGATAATATTGAAATTAGAAAAATAAGACTCAAACTGGGACTTACTCAAACTGAATTTTGTAAGAAGGTAGGAATTCCAAATAGGCACAGGTTGTCTGAGTATGAGAACAATAAAAGAAATATTCCACCACCAGTTGCGAAAGCAGTTGAATATCTATATGAACTAACTAAAGCCTTAAATCAATTTTAAGGCTTTTTATTTTTCCTATAGATAATAACTTTTAATGTAGAATCACTTATATGAAAGTGTTTACAAGCTATATCAATTCTTTCATAATGTTTTAGTTCTGACTTTTTTAAGCCTTCCCAATACCCTCTTATCTCAGCATCTCTAAGAAATGTATCTATATGGTTCAGTACCTGATTTTTGTGGACCATATTGTTAAGTGATTTAGATTTGTACATTACTTCTCCAATCTTCAAAGAAATCATTCCAGGTGATTGACTTTGCATCATCTCTGGTCATCCTTCCTTCTATTAATGCATTGTATTTATCTTTATAAAATTTTTCTAATTTTAATCTGTAATCTATATTGTCTAAATCTGTACCTTTTATTATTGGCTGTCTTTTACTGTAGATTTCTAACTGTTCTGAGGTTCCAGGTCCCCATTCATTATCAATCCATTGATGTGTTTCAGTGGTGTTTTTAGAATTATGCCAATCTCTGTGGCACTTTGAACAGTGGCACACACTATTCTTTTCATCCCATCTTAGTGCTAGTGTTGATCTACCAACTTTATGAGACCATTCAATGTGTCCACTCTTTATATTATCTCTGGTTATTCCACAAATGCAACAGGTCCAGTTGTCTCTTGCTTTAATGTAGTTTCTGACAGCATTATCTAATCTCTGTTGAGATCTTTTTTTTGAGGGTTTTTTGGTTCTTTTTTTCTTCATCAAAGATTTCTATCAATCCACTCTAGAAGTTTTATGAATAGAAAAAAGATTAAAAAGTTTATAACAAAAAAAATAATTATAGCCATTAGCCTTTTAGTAGTTTGAGGTTATAGTCCTTATATTTCTCCCATTTTCCAGATTTGTGTGGATTTTGTAATTCAGTTTCATTTGGATAGAAATTCATTGTAATTGAATTAATTTCACTCCTTGGAATCACATAAAAATGTTCTTCATTTTCATAAATAACAACTACCAAATAATCAAATGCATCTTCTTTATATTTGGTTTTATTTTTGTTACCTTTACCACAACTAATCTTATAGCAATTCTGCCTCTTTTTTTGTTTTTTTGTTGTGCCTTTAACCTGGACTTTGTAAAGAGCAGATCCATTGTCTATTATGAAGTCATAACCATGGATATCTAAATCCACAGTGCAAGTCCTAAGACCTTCTTCATTGGCTCTAGTCCTAAACCTGCTCTCTGCTACAAAGCCTATTGTAGTTTGGATAAGCTACACTCCTATACTATCCAATTTGGATCTTTTGCATAGATTTTTAAAAGGGTATGTCATTATCAAAAACTGGTACTGGTTTCTTTTTGGTATAATCAGGTTTATCCATGATTGGATTACCTTTAGTGTCAACACCCCAAGGAGTTTGACCACCACCACCAATATGTATCATAGCCTTTTCTGTTAAAAAGTTGCTTATATTTTCAGTAAGCTCTTTATTACCATAACATACATCCCAATATTTTGTTGGATCATTTTTATCTTGTGTGCTTGGGAATGCTATAAACATACCTTTAGCTCCATCAAACAATTTGCATGATTTAATGTTAATCCATCCACCTGCTGAAGTGTGTAAGCATACAGTCAAATAACCTTTAAGGTTACCACTGTCTATCATTCTTATATCTTGAAATGATATCATTTTATTCCTTTCATTTGTTTATTTTACTTTGCCCACTTATTATTTTTAACAATCACTGCCATAATTGAATACACACCTAGATCCATAAATGAATCTTCAGTGGGTTCATTGAGTGCCTCTTGATTGTTCATAAGTAAGTTCTTTAACCTCTGGATTTTATCATTGATTCTAAACCAGAGTCCAGACAGACTAAAATTCAACTCTTCATCTGTCTCTAGATTTGTACCACAGCTTATATTGCTTGGTCCATAATCCAATTGCTTTTTACAAAACAACTCATATTGCTTTGCTTGGATTTTTTTAAATTCCAGGACTGTCTGTGGATATTTCTCTTCTATTATTTCAATTGGTTCTATCATTTGTTTTCCTCTTTTAATTGTACTAATTGACCATCCTCTAGTGGGATGATGTATCTGTCTTCATATGTATCTTTTTTTCTTTTTTCACTCAGATAAGAACTATATACAGTTTCAATCCTATCATCTGTGAATTTTTCTTTTGGTATCACATAAGCCATTGTTGCTGTAGTATTTAAAATCCATAACCACATAGGTCTGTCAGTCTTAAATAGATGTTTCTTCCTAGCATAAACCTGGAATGATTTGAATGGAAATTCATCTTTAGTCCAAGACATACAGACTTGAACCTCATGCTCTTGT